CTACTCAACATCTTATTCGCCTGCAGCTTCAACTACTGGTTCACCTACATATGCAGTTTCTGGTGGTTATAGGATATATACTTTCACCGGTTCAGGATCGATAACATTCTAAGGAGTCTATACAGTGGCACATTTTGCAGAACTTGATAGTTCAAATAAAGTAGTGAGAGTCATAGTCGTTCATAACAACGAACTGACTGACGAGAACGGAAACGAGAGCGAACAGAAGGGCATAGCTTTCTGTAAGTCTCTGTTCGGTCAAGACACTCGTTGGGTCCAGACTAGCTACAACGGTAACTTCAGAAAGAATTATGCCGGTGTTGACTACGACTACGATTATCAGAGAGACGCTTTCATAGCTCCTCAGCCGTATCCATCTTGGATTCTCAACGGAGTATCATTTCAGTGGGAACCTCCGGTTCCGTATCCTGCTGACGATAATCCATACGTCTGGAACGAGAGCAAGTTGTCGTGGGAAGCTGCACAATAAATACTTAAAACAAGGGTAAGAAGATGTCAACACTACAGGTAACGTCGATCACGGGTATCAATACTTTTTCTGCTACGGCATCCGTGGTCGTTGGTAACTCTACCACGAACGCTGTAGTGACTAATACGTCTTTTACTATAGCTAATTCTTCATCGAACGTAGTTATTAATCCTATAAACATCAATATAGGTACCGCGTTTGTAGCCAATACTACTGGTGCATATCATACCGGTACTATGAATGCTGCTTCGTATACAGTCAGTTCTTCATTCATAGCTAACTCTACAGGTGCATATCATACCGGCATAGTCAATGCAGCATCACATACAGTAAGTAGTAATTTTATAGCTAACTCCACAGGTGCTTATCATACTGGTACAGTCAATGCAGCATCGCATACGATAGGCACTGTTTTTGTTGCTAATACTACTGCAGCCAATATAGCTACGAATACTCAAATAATTTCTCTTGGTATTGGTACTCCTGCTTCAGGAACGACTGGTGAAATTCGTGCTACTAATGAAGTCACTGCTTACTATTCAGATGCTAGACTTAAAGATGATGTTAAGAACATCGAAGACGCTCTCGGCAAAGTACAGAAGTTAAATGGTGTAAGTTACGTAGAGAGTGCTCTAGCTAAACTGTTTGGATACGATAATTCTAAGAGACAAGTCGGAGTCATAGCTCAAGAAGTTCAAGCAGTACTTCCAGAAGCTATTCGTCCAGCACCCTTTGACGTGGATGCAGAGGGTAACTCCAAGTCCGGTGAAAACTATCTGACTGTTAAGTACGAGAACCTTATTCCTCTTCTCATCGAAGCTATCAAGCAGCTCAGCACAAGAGTTGAAGAGTTAGAAAGAAAGTAACATGACTCTACCCGCAAGTGGCGCTCTAGCTCTTGGCGATATCAACGTAGAACTTGGTAATTCAAGAGCTACGCAAATTGGTGTTGGAGGTGCAGCTGGTCGTGGTTTAGCAGGCGTTGCCTCGGGTGCAATTAGACTTGGCGCAGACTATTACGGTAAAGCTAACTTTGGTACACTAGCATTTGGTATAGTGGGTGGTGGTTCAGCTATTCCATCACCAAGTTCTTATAATACAACTGAAAAATATACATATTCTTCTGATACTTTTGCTGCTGGTGGAAATATGTCAACGTATAGAGATTATGGAAAAGGTGCTGGTTCTGATAAGGTAATGGTTGCAACTTATGGTTATGCAAACGCAGCTTCATCACCAGTTGTATATTACACATCAACAGAAAAATATACATACGCTACTGATAGTTCAGCAACTGGGACTGACATCTATACTTCCAGTCAGTGGTTTGGCACATCATTTAGTTCTCAGTCAGTTGGATACTATGCTCTTGGAACTAAATATCCAACACCAACTGTAGTAAATTATGGAACTAGAAAATATACATTTGCTACTGATGCAACTGCAAATGGCGCTAATTTCACTTACACTAGGACTGGTGGTATGGGTGGAGCTAGTAATAAAACTGTTGCGGTCATTCAATCTGGAACTACACCAACTGCGCCTAGTGGAAATATTGAAAAATATACTTTTGCTACGGATTCAGTATCTACAGGTACTGCAATTGCAAATTCACAAGGTTATTGGGTAGGAACAGGAAATACAACAGTTGGTTATTTTGTTGTTGGTACTCTTACTCCTTCTTTCACCGGTGGTGCAAAATATACATATGCAACAGATACTACTTCTACTGTTAATAACATTTTATCATCGACTACAAGAACAAATTCTGTAACATTAGCTTCAAATACTGCTGGAATTGTAGCTGGTGGCGAAAAAACTACTGCTACAACTGCTACATATACTACTAGTGAAAAAATAACTTTTGCTACTGATTCAAATTCAGTTGGTGGAAACATGGCATCATCGCGTAGAAGAGCTCATTCTGCAGGATGCTCTCCTAATGCTTTACAATAATGAGGTGAATTTATAATGCACGCAAAAAATAATAGACTAAACAAAGACTTTCAAATTGCTTATTTTCTTGCTGGATCTTGTCATACACCAGACGGTGCATATGCGTTGTTAAAAGATCTTCAAGAAGATAGAGAGATGGCTCTAGCACAACTAGAAGCTGGTGCATTGAGAGAACAAGCAAAAGTTCTTAAGTGTCAACATATCATTGAAACTGGTACTCCATGGGAGAAGCTAGAAGCAGAAGCAGATTTAGCTGATATTAAAAATCATGCTGAATTTGGACAGCGCGGTATCGATGCAGCTAAAAAAGAACTTGAGTTCATTAACAAATGTATAGAAAGAATACAGCCTCATAGAAAGTATGCGCATCTTCCGGATTCTGAAGCTCATGAAGCAGCACAAGCCGAAGAGTGGAAACTAGAGTTTATTTCAAGAGCTGAGAACAATCTTTTGACTACCGGTACTATACCGACTGATCAACTGATAGCTATGAGACAGCATCCTGAATTTGAAAGTTCTATTCTACCAAAGATAGAAGAGATCAAGTTCTTGTTACAGAAGGGAGATCCTCTTCCTATAGCTATCGAGAACTTAAACAAAAACAAATTCGACGTAGTAAAGCTATTAGAAGCACCGAAATAAATAGCTAAAAGGAATAATAGATGGCGGTACCAACAAACAGATCTGAGTTCAAAGAGTTTTGCCTGCGCAAGCTGGGCAAGCCCGTCATTGAGATCAACGTAGACGACGATCAGGTAGACGATCGTATAGACGAAGCTCTGCGTTACTACTGGGACTATCACTTCGACGGCGTAGATAAGATCTACTATAAGCACCAAGTATCTGCTGAAGATAAAAATAACAAGTATATAATTCTTCCAGAAAACGTGATCGGCGCAGTGAACATCTTTCCAGTCGGTCAAGCTCTGAACACAAACAACCTGTTCAACATTCGTTATCAGATAGCTTTGAACGACTTGTACACTCTGACTTCTGTCAGCATGGTGCCATACTATATGGCTCTACAGCACATTCAGTTCCTTGAGCAGTTCTTGGTTGGCCAACAGCCGTTGCGTTACAACAGGAACATGAATCGTCTCTACATTGACATGGACTGGACGATCATCAATGTAGGAGATTATCTCATCGTTGAAGCCTATCAAGTAGTAGATCCAAACACCTATACTAAAGTTTGGAGTGAGTGGTGGCTTCAAGAGTATGCTACAAGTCTCATCAAAGAACAGTGGGGTAATAACCTCAAGAAGTTCGGTAACATGCAACTTCCTGGCGGACTGGTGTTTAACGGTCAGACTATCTACGATGAAGCTGTAAAGAAGAAAGAAGACATGCAACGTGACATGGTCGAGAACTTGTCTATGCCAGCAACAGATATGATCGGATAAGATGGCTACGAACTTCTACTTCAACAATTTCAAACAGTCTCAAGAGCAGTTGCTTCTTGAAGACTTGATTGTTGAAGCCATCAAGATATACGGCGAGAACATGTACTATGTTCCTCGCGTCATCACCAACATGGATGAGCTGTATACAGCAGACGATCAGTCTCGTTATGAACAGGCGTTCATGGTAGAGCTGTACATCAAGTCAGTTGACGGCTTCTCTGGCGACGGCAACTTCATGTCCAAGTTTGGTCTAGAGATCAGAGATCAGGTCATATTCTCTATAGCGCAGCGTACGTTCAATAAAGAGATCGGCGCTTATACTGCGATGATTCGTCCTAGAGAAGGTGATCTTGTATACTTCCCTCTGAACAATAAGTGTTTCCAGATTAAGTACGTCAACAAGTTCGAGATGTTCTATCAACTTGGATCTCTGCAGACGTGGGAGCTCACGTGCGAGCTGTTCGAGTACAGCAACGAAGTATTCAACACGGGTATTCCTGAGATCGATCGTATTCAGACTCTCGAGAGCACTAACATCCTTGACTACGGCATTCGTGATGAACAGGGCAACTCGCTTCTCGATGAACAGGGTAATGTTCTGGTCATGGAACAGTACGATCTCGAGACTATAATAGGTACAGGCGAGAACGAGACTATTCAAAGAGAATCTGACGGCTTCGTCGACTTCTCTAACTTAGATCCGTTCAGTGAGGGTAGAATCTGATGTTTGGACAGACTTTTTATTTTCAGACGATCAGAAAATATGTAGCTCTCTTTGGTACGCTTTTCAACGACATCAGCATCACGCGTACTGACAAAGACGGTAATACTACTGCTCTTATCAAAGTTCCCATTACCTATGCGCCAAAAGATAAGATGATGGCGCGTGTTATGATGGATCCAGGCATCGATCGTCCTACTGCTACTGTACCTTTGCCAATGATGTCGTTCGAGATGACTGACGTACGATACGATGCCGATCGTAAGCTTCTTACTGTAGGCAGATCGGCAGTCAAGTCTACCGATAACAACAAGCTTAGGTATCAGTACAATCCAGTTCCGTACAACTTCGGGTTTAGACTCTACATCTACGTCAAGAACGCTGAAGACGGTACGAAGATAGTTGAACAGATACTTCCTTACTTTACTCCTGACTTCACGGTTTCAGTTACTCTCATTCCTGAGCTAGCAGCTAGACTTGAAGTGCCGATCGTAATGAACAACATCTACCAAGAAGACACTTATGAGGGTGACTTCCGCGAGAGAAGAGCTATAGTCTGGACTCTCGACTTTACCGTCAAGGGTCAGATATATGGACCAGTCAAGACGGGTTCAATCATCAAATTTGCTAACACGGTGTTCTATGCTCCGTCAGTTCCGGACGGTCAACTAAATACAGCTGTGGGCAACACTGATCCAGCTTCTTATGTTCAGATCAAACCAGGTCTGACTGCGAACGGTGAACCTACTTCTAACGCGCAGAACTCAATACCAGCTTCTGAGATAACTGCGACCGATGACTATGGATATATCATAACCAAGATTGATCTATGACATGAACGCAAACAATGATCCTCTAGCTAAAGCTCTAAATCTATCACCGATAGATAACGATCCAGTAAAAGCTATAGTAGCGAAAGCTCACGACGACTCAGCGAAGAACGACTTCGAGATGGCCCGTTCGAACATACACGAGGTCATTCAGAACGGCGTGTATGCTATGGAAAAGCTGTCTCAGATAGCTGACAGCAGTCAGCATCCGAGAGCTTTCGAAGTCTTAGCAAAATTGATGGACACCATGCTTCAAGCAAATAAAGACCTGATGGAACTGCAGAAGCAGATCAGAGAGATCGATGCTGCAGACGCTCCCACAAATGAACAAGCAAAGCAAATAAACAATAACCTGTTCGTAGGCTCCACCGCAGACCTTCAGAAAGTCATAGAGAACATAAAGAATGGTGGATCTCAATAAGCTTAAGGGTTACAACGGTAACCTGAATCTCAAGAAGTCTAACCAGAGTATCGAGTGGACTCCTGATCTGGTAGCAGAGTACGTCAAGTGCTCGCAAGATCCTGTTTACTTCATAGAAACGTATATGAAGATTATAAACATCGATCGCGGACTTGTCAACTTTAATTTGTATCCATATCAGAAAGACATGATCGAGTCGATGAAAGACAATCGATTTTCGGTCATAGCTACAGCTCGTCAGGCTGGTAAGTCTACTACGACCTGCGGCTTCATTCTC